AAGACTTTCTCCGCAACAAGATTCCCCTGATTCTGCGATCAACGCCACCCATCGTGGTATGGCACGATCAGGATGAGATGACGAAGAAGTATAAGTATGAGTTTCGCCTGTCCTTTGATAACGTGTCTTACCTCAAGCCACGTATCCAAGAGGCCACGGGTCGACTGAAGCAGATGCTTCCCCATGAGGCCCGTATCCGCAACTTCACGTATGCTGCCCAGATGTTTGTGGACATTCACTTGAAGGTCCGTTCCTACAGCGGTCCTGGTCTCACCGAGTTCAAGGAGGAGACCAAGATGTTTGAGGGTATTTCTCTGGGTAAGATTCCCGTAATGCTGGGTTCTTCCCTGTGCGTTCTCAAGGATTACCCGATGTCGATGGAAGAAATGGGCGAGTGTCCCCAAGATCCCCTTGGATACTTCATCATTCACGGTGGCGAGCGCGTGATTCTGTCACAGGAGAAGGTGGCTGATAACCGTATCATGGTCTTCCTCAACAAGAAGACAACGACCAAACATACTCATTCCGTGGAGATGAAGTCGCTTCACGAGAGCTTTACTCTTCCTCCTAAGAAGTTGGAAATCCGTATGTCCAGCAAATTTAACGGTCTTGGATACCCTCTCTCAGTCTGTATTCCCCGCTTCCGCGAGGACATTCCGCTGATGGTCTTCTTCCGCTGCCTCGGAATCGAGACGGACAAGCAAGTGTGTGATCTGCTCAATGTGGATGATACGGATACATTGATGGCATCATTCAAGGAATGTGCGGACATTGGTGTGTTCACACAACAAGAAGCCATCGATTATCTGTCTCGTCATCTGCAGTATCCTCCCGCTGTTGAGGACAAGACTCCGCACGTTCGCGCTCTTCTTCTTACTGAATTCCTTCCTCATGTCACGTTGGCAGGGGAGACGCTTGAACCGTCAGTCATTATTGCTCGTAAGATCAAGATTCTGATTAGCATGGTTAAGAAACTTCTTGACACCGCCGCTGGACGTATGCCCTCCGATGACCGTGACGCTTATCCCAATAAGCGTGTGGTGACCACTGGATCTCTTCTCACTCATCTCTTCCGCCAGCTGTTCCAGAAGGTGTGCAAGGATATTCGGTCGAAATTCGTTCACGAAATCAATAATGATAACTGGAAGCGCTCGGGCAAGCCCCTAGATGTTCTCGTTCTGTCCAATCTCTACAAGATCATGAAGGTCTCGTCGATCGAAGGTAAGTTGAAACAGGCTTTGGCAACAGGCAACTTTACCGTCCAAGGACTGGGAACGTCGGGTTCCACTTCCCTCTCAAATGCCACCAAGTCAGGTGTCTCCCAAGTGTTGAATCGTCTATCCTACAATGCAACACTCTCCCACATTCGCCGTATCCAGACGCCCGTAGAGAAGTCGGGAAAGCTGCTGGCTCCTCGCAAACTTAATGGTTCATCCTGGGGCTTCGTCTGCCCTGTGGAGACACCAGAAGGTCATTCAGTCGGTATCGTAAAGACTATGAGTCTAATGTCCACTATCTCTACCCACGTTCCTTCATTCGTAGTCACTAACTTCCTCCGTGAAATTCCTGATGTAGACTGGGTAACTGATATTCTGACAAATGGACCTGTTGCGATTCTCGTGAATGGCACGATCATCGCATACACAACCAAGCCGAAGGACGTGTATGGGCGTCTCAAGGATGCCAAGCATTCGTGTCGTATTCATCCCCATATCTCCATCGCTTGGAATGTTCTCCAGAATCGTATTATTATCGAGACAGACGCAGGTCGGCTGGTGCGTGCCGTATTCCGCGTCGAGAATGGTAAGGTTCTACCTTCGCCACCCACTGATACACCGTGGGCTGAGTGGATTCCCAAGTGTGTAGCCTACATTGATGCCAACGAGTCAGAGGTTGCACACATTGCGATGTTTCCGTCCGAAGTGGGTCCAACACATACGCACTGCGAGATTCATCCTCACATGATTCTTGGACACATGGCTTCCATCATCCCGCTGTCGAACCATAATCAGTCTCCTCGTAATGCTTACCAGTCGGCGATGGCTAAGCAGGCCATGACGCTGTATGCCTCTAACTACCACAAGCGTCTAGACAAGAATGCTTACCTCTTAGCATCTCCCCAACGTCCGATTGTAGAGACCCAGATTATGTCTATCCTGAACATGCACAAGATGCCAAGCGGATGCAATGCGATTGTGGCCATCGCATGTTACTCGGGCTACAATCAGGAGGACTCCGTCATTCTTAATCGCGGCTCCCTAAAGCGTGGGTTCATGCGCGGATACTACTACACGGTATACAAGGACGAAGAGCATCGTAATGTAGCGAGCGGGCGGGAGGAGCGGTTCTCGAAACCCCGTCACGAGAACACGAAGGCATTCAAGAATACGTCTTACCACGCTGTCCAAGAGACAGGTATTCCTATCAAGAATGCGGTGGTTCAAGAGAACGATGTGGTGATCGGCAAGGTGGTGAATCTGCGGTCGGATCCACATGGATACCTGTATCGCGATCTGTCCACCACGCACAAGAATTCTGAGCCTGCACGCATCGATGGTGTGTGGCAGGATAAGAATTCGGACGGATACCCGTTCGTCAAGGTCCGTGTGATTGCTGAGCGAACCCCTCAGATTGGCGATAAGTTTGCATCGCGTGCTGGTCAGAAGGGCACGTGCGGTATGATTCTAGATGAGTGCGATATGCCGTTCACCGCCTCGGGTCTGCGTCCCGATATCATTATGAATCCTCATGCAATTCCGTCACGTATGACGATCGCACAGTTGCTGGAGACAATGTATAGTCGCGTGGGTGTGCAAACAGGCAATCTGGGAGACGGCACTCCTTACTCCCACCTCGGGATTGAGGATCTCAAAGTTCATATGGCAAATCTCGGGATGCATCCCTACGGCAATGAAATCATGTATAACGGTCAGACGGGTGAACAGATGGAGGTCGAGATCTTTATTGGAACGACTCATTACCAGCGCCTAAAGCACATGGTGATTGATAAGTGTCATTCTCGAGGCCGAGGCCCGATTGTATCCCTGACCCGCCAGCCATGTGAGGGCAGGGCACGTGACGGTGGTCTGCGTGTAGGCGAAATGGAGCGCGATTGCTTCATTACGCATGGCGCATCTGCCTTCACCAAGGAGCGTCTCATGGATGTATCTGACCCGTTCACGACAGGGGTGTGTTCAAGTTGTGGTTCGCTCTCGACAATCAATGAGAAGGATCGTCTCTATGAGTGTCGGTCGTGTGGCTCGAAGGCGGGACTGGAAGATAAGACGATTCCGTATGCCGTCAAGTTGTGGCTACAGGAGTTGGAGGCGATGCATATCTCGCCTCGCATGATGTTATCTTAGTCGCAAATCTATCCTGAAATTGTATACAAATAATTACTATTTGTTCCTCTATACCGAGAGAACACATACATTGTATTTTGGGTTGTGATGAGAGGTGTAGCAGAAACCTGGATTGGCATGTCTGCAAATGCGGCCTGAGTTTTTCCATTGAGGACAAGACGCCCTGTTAAGTCATAGGACGGTTGTGTTGACCCTGCAGTATAATATGCTTTATATTGGTTGACAGTCCCCGATAATGTAGATATGTATATGTTTCCTACCGAGTCAAGAACAGGGGTTTGATAAGACGGTGGAGCATATGCCCCTGGAGCATTCGACCACAAATAACTGTATCCATAACCAGACGCACTTGCAACAATTCCTCCGAACCCATAGAGATATCCTGATACATTAATCACGTGCGCCCATAATCCTCCCTGTGGATCTGTAGAAATGATTGGAGGAGAGGCAATCTTGAGTCCAGAGAGTGTTACCTTAATATCATACGCCTGCACACGAACTGTAGTATTACTCAATATAAATATATTGCTGTCGTTTGGAACGGTAATTCCTATGTTGAACGCACTCGTATATGGTGTGAAAGGCGGAAGAGTTGTTCCAGGAATTGTGTATACCCAATTCAACTTTCCTGTTTCAGCAACATAGCAATAGACTCGACTATTTATTGTTCCTGCAAAGACGTTGACTCCGTCTGTTGTCACAGATGTCCGAAAGAGTTCACCAGACCCCTGAGTTTTTGCGGACCATACTGAACCTCCGTCGCTTGATTTGTATGCTCCAATTGTGTTTCCGTAGCATGCAACAATATAGTCAAAAGCACCATTTGTTATACATGCTGGAGTTCCTCCTATTTGCTGACCTAAACGTATAGGAAAAAACTGATATACAGAACCATTAGAATTAAGTCGGTATAGATTACCTAGATCAGTTGTAACAACTACGGCACCAGTGGTGGATACGACTGGACCTGCAAGTTTATTGGATGCATTCGTTGAAAATATCCGCGTTGACTGTCCATTATACATCTTAAAAAGGGAGCCGTCTTCAGCCATATAATAGACTTCTCCAAGTGGACCAAGAGCAGGTTCAACTGTAGAATTCTGAGCTATAAAGCTTAACGATATAGTTGTAAGAACATTTACGTTTACACTTATAAAATTACGAAATCCTGTTGATAGTGCACAATCTCCAAACTGTCGTGTTGGCACGGTGATAGGAAAGACTGGAGCTGTAGGTTGAGGAGGAAAGATGGGCGGCGGAGTTGGAAGACAGTAGAAAGGTGTTACTGGACAGTTTACAATTGGAGGAGGACAGCATAGTGGACTCTTTGCTACATCTAAAATTGGCGGTTTCTTTGTATTGGTAAGACCCCAGCCAAATCGTAACCGTGGGTTAAACGGTTCAACAATACGTTTACAGGAGGTAGTAGGAAATGGCTGTAGAATAGGAATTTGTTGACGGGAAGGAGGTGCCTGATAGCCATTACGAATTGGTAGTGAAAATGTCACCTTGTAGAAGCTGCTGTTACCAAGAACATTTGAAGCACTTAGATAAATATTACCTACGGAATCAGTAGCGACTGTATTTGCCCCACTTAATGTAAATTTCTGTGCGTCTGTTGTGGGAACATACCCTGACAAGCCATTTCCAACTACTCGAGTCACTGTTTCAAAATAACTATTCTCGGCATAAATTGAGTTAGTTTCAGAATAGAATACATTGTTTCCAGACACAGCTACATCACGTAACCCCGAGTAACTGCCCACGGCTGAGAAAACATTGAATGTTGGTTGATTCGATAAGAAGTCATAGTAATATATATTTCCAAACCGTAGATCGAGTGCATAAATCCGTTGTTCATTTGCCGAGAGTGCAATACCCTTAAAATTTAGAACAGGGTATTGATTCAGAAAAAAAAGATTTACGAATGAATTGCCATATCGTTCCATCGTAGAAATAGAGGTTCCACCGCCTGTTACAATATACACAACTCCCTGTGAATCAATTGCAATATTTCCAGTATTGTCTCCAAATTGATAAATATCACCATCAATTGGCACAGTTATTGTTCGCATGCCATTACCAGAGGCAATCGCTGTGAGAGATAGTCTTAGACAATGCCTGTCATACGGTGCGTTGATAAAAAGGTATTTTCCCGTTGGATCAACTGCCAGACCAGTAATTTCACCAGATAATGTTCCAGTGTATCCTGTTGGGACAATTGATGTCATCGATGTCACATCAGTGTTTTCGTTATACAGGTATATATTACCGTTTGATGTGCCGATATAGACAAGGTCGTAGTAATTGCCCGTGTTATTATAGGGAGATGGAGCAACTACAAGGGCAGATATTTTATCCGTATACGTGTATGCCCCTATGTTAGAAATAAGGCTCATTATAATGAAAGTGGGGATTATTCTCCCAACAACATCTCGTGGACGAGATTGGTCCTATCCAAGACACTCATACTTTCTATCGATGTTAGCAACCTTTGTAGATACTGCATCTCAGGGGTATTCTTACACATTTTATGTGGGGTATGATTCTGATGACCCATTTTATAGTCGCCAAGATGTTCGAGACTTTTTTCAGAGGGTTCATTCGGATATTCAGTGGATTCCTGTTGATGTGCCAAAGGGGCATGTGACACTCATATGGAATACTCTTGCTCTCAAAGCCTACAATGACGGTTCTGACTACCTATATCAATGTGGAGATGATATAAAGTTCCTGAAAGCAGGGTGGGTGGATGCTTCTATTCGGCGTCTACAGGCGAATGGAAACATTGGAATAACAGGCCCACAGAACGATGGAAATACATCGATTCTTACTCAGGCAATGGTGCATCGAACTCATCTCGAAATATTTGATGGAAAGTTTTTTCCTCCTGAAATCAAGAACTGGTATTGTGATGATTGGTTGAATGGTGTATATCCTCATCTCCCCCTGTCACCAGAGCATAGGTGCTGTAATACGGGTGGGGATCCGCGGTATGAGATTGTGCATATGCGGGATGAGTGTTTAGAACTTATACACAAAGGCCGAGAGCGGGTAAGAGTATACCAAGAGCAGCGAAATGGTGTCGTGAATAACAGCACCCCAGTAAGCGACGTATAAGTTTGTTCCAAACCCATACATCATGATGACGATGAGCACAATTGAACGCAGAACAGTGTTGATGAGAACATTGCTCGTCGGAAAGAGAAGAGGGTCCATATCTCCTAGTCAAAGAAAAAAATATCTACAACCTCAACGAGGTCGTTCTATTCTAGACCGCCGCGTGGATCCAGGAGAAAAAAATAATGTTGATATGGAACATAAACACAAATGGGAGGTGGTCTAATGCAGCTCGTCTCGTACGGTGCCCAGGATATTTACATCTCGGGCAACCCCCAGATTACGTTCTGGAAGGTGCTCTACAAGCGCCACACGAACTTCGCCATGGAGGCGATTGAGGTGACGTTCAACGGCCAGGCTGACTTCGGACGCCGCGTCACAGCCGTCATCTCGCGTAACGCTGACCTGATGTACCGCACATACATCCAGGTGACGCTCCCCCAGATTAACTTGAACACGGCTGGCTCGCAGGGCACCCGTTTCCGCTGGCTCAACTACGTTGGCCACCGCCTGATCAAGCAGGTCGAGATCGAGATCGGCGGATCCCGTATTGACCGCCAGTACGGTGACTGGATGCAGATCTGGACGCAGCTGACGCAGCCCGTCGGCACCCAGGTGTCGTTTGACGACATGGTTGGCAACTCCGCTGACCTTGTGCTGCTGAAGGATACGGCGGGTGTTGCGCTGGATGCCACCTGCGCTGCCTCGGAGGCCACCAACTCGTGCCTCTCCCGCGCGGGCACGCCCCTCAAGACGCTGTACATCCCGCTGCAGTTCTGGTACTGCCGCAACCCTGGCCTGGCCATCCCG